GTGGCGTTCATCATCCGTTATTGAGTGAAGCTGTGACGCAGTTTCAGGCTCAGTCTTACAAGGAGATGTTGCCAGCGGGCGGTCCAGTTAAGACCTCGGTCCTTGGTACTCCGACCAGAGAGACGGAAGAGCAGGCTCAACGTGTAGAAGATTTCATGAACTATCAGATTACCGAGGTTATGGATGAGTATGATCCTGACACGGATCAGATGTTGTTCTACTTACCTTTGACGGGTTCGACTTTCAAGAAGGTATACTTTGATCCGGCGAGGCAGCGGCCTGTTAGCAAGTTTGTTCCTGCTGAAGATTTGGTAGTGCCGTACACTGCCAGTGATTTGAATACGGCGGAGCGGGTGACGCATGTTGTTCGGTACACGGAGAATGAGCTTCGTAAGATGCAGGTTGCTGGCATGTACCGTGACATAGACTTAACGGCTCAGGAGGAGGATGAAAATGCTCAGGGACCGATTAGAAGTACTGCTAATGAGTTGCAGGGTGTTCGGCCTTCATATAATGATGACGTTCACACTTTGCTTGAGATACATACTGACATCGATCTTGATGGGTTTGAGGACCTTGACGAGATGGGTGAGCCAACGGGTATCAAGCTACCCTACATTGTCACGATTGACGAGGCTTCTGGCGAGGTTCTCTCGGTGGTCAGAAACTACAGAGAAATGGATCCGTTACGACGCAAGCGTCAGTACTTTGTGCATTATAAGTTTCTGCCCGGTTTTGGTTTCTATGGCTTTGGTTTACTGCATACTATAGGTGGGTTATCTCGTGCTGCAACATCCATTCTTCGTCAGCTTATCGACGCTGGCACACTCTCGAATCTTCCCGCTGGCTTCAAGGCTCGGGGCGTTCGCATACGCAATGATGATGAACCGCTTTCTCCCGGCGAGTTTCGTGATATTGATGCTCCCGGTGGTGACTTGCGGAATTCTATTATCCCCCTCCCGTACAAAGAGCCTTCTGGAACGCTGGCTCAACTCCTCGGGGTGGTTGTTGATTCGGGTCGAAGATTTGCCCAAGTCGCAGATGCAAAAATCGCAGACGTTAACTCACAAGCTCCCGTGGGAACTACAGTGGCACTTATCGAGCAGGGATCGAAAATAATCTCGAGCATCCATAAGCGCTTGCATTATGGACAAAAGAATGAGTTTAGGTTGCTGTCGGAGATTTTTGCCGACAACCCAATGCCGTATCCGTATTTTGTTGGTGCAAATGTTCCGCCACAGATTATGGCGCAGGACTTTGACGGGCGTGTGGACATTCTTCCAGTTAGTGATCCATCTATCTTCTCCATGTCACAACGCCTGTCTTTGGCACAAACGCAGTTGCAACTAGCGCAGGCTGCTCCACAGATGCACAATCTGTATGAGGCATACAGACGGATGTATGATGCTCTGGACGTGAAGAACGTGGACAACATCTTGCCGCCACCTCCACAGCCGCAGCCTATTGATCCGGCTACGGAGAATGCGAATGTGGTAAAGGGCAAGCCTTTGCAGGCATTCCCACAGCAGGATCACGAGTCACATATCATGGCACATGCTCAGATGATGGCTTCCCCTGCTATGGCTGCTAATCCGCAGGCTATGCTTCTATTGCAATCACATATGCAGGAGCATGTTGGTATGCTGGCACGGGATCAGGTTGGTAAGTTCTTCCAAGAGGCTGCCATGGCTGCTCAACAAGCTGGCGAACCAGTACCGCAGATTAATCCTGACATGATTGAGTCTGCCGTTGCACAGCAGGTAGGTGAGATTATGAAGCAGGTTATGCCGATGATGCAGATGCCGCAGCAGCAAGATCCGCTCGTTGCCATCCGTCAGCAGGAGCTTCAGAACGATACAGCTGATCTTCAGCGCAAGGCTATGAACGATCAGATGGACTTCCAGATTGATCAAGCTAAGTTGCAGCAATCATTTGATCTGGCACAGCAGCGTATGCAGTTACAAGAGCAGATTGCTGATGATCGTGCTGATGTGAACCTCTATCGTATCAATATGGCTGCCGCGCAGAAGAGACAGTGATGGAATGCTTCACGTCTTCCTGCTCGTCGTCTATATTGGTACTGGAGAAAATCGTTACCTCGCTAGTGGAGATATGTATTTCGCGTCTATTACCACCTGCAATTTTTACGCAGCCCAGACAACCAAGCGGTACGGAACTTACCGCTACTTGGATTGGATGGATGCAAGAGACAGGGTTACCGCATATTGTATACCTAAGTATATAAGGGAAGGCGTTGTGGAGGTTTATTAAATGTTAGCTGAACTTGCTGCCGCCAATGCTGCGTTTTCTGTTATTAAGCAGGCTGTACAAAACTCTGGTGACTTGGCTAGGGCAGGCGGGGCTATTGCTAAGTTCGTCGGTGCCAAAGAAGGTCTCGAAAAGAAGGTAGCTGGAAAGAATAGATCGAGTGTAGGCGGCTCGGACCTAGAGGCGTTTCTGGCGCTGGAGCAGGTCAAGGAAGCGGAATACGAGCTGAAGAAGATAATGATATATATTGGTCGGCCACGACTGTGGTCTGATTGGCAGGCGTTCCAAGCCAAGTGCCGGACCGAGCGCCGCGAGGCGGAGAAGAAAGCAGAACGCAAGAAGCAATTCATTCTTGAGATTGTTGTTGGTTTCGTTGCTGTACTTTTAATGGCAGGTGTGGCAGGATTAGTCCTGTATTTTTTACGGAGTAGGTAACAATGTGGCAATCACTTATCGGTCCGGTAACCGGGCTACTAGATCAGTTTATTGAAGACAAAGACCAGAAGGCACGTCTGGCGCATGAGATTGCGACGATGTCTGAGAAGCATGCTCAAGAGCAGGCTATGGGTCAGCTGGAAATCAACAAGGCAGAAGCGCAGCATCGGTCTATTTTTGTTGCGGGATGGCGCCCCTTTCTCGGGTGGGTGCTTTCTTTTGCGATGGCATGGCATTTTGTCATTGCCCCATTTATCATCTTTGGTGCTGGCATGGCTGGCATGGAACTTCCAGAGCTTCCTGTCTTTGACATGGACAGCTTGATGACTGTCTTGCTCGGCATGCTCGGGCTTGGCGGACTCAGAACTTTTGAAAAAGCCAAGGGTATAACCAAGTGAGCGCGAAGCAGGTATTAGAATGGAAGATACTCCCAAGATTCATGATGTTCGTAATGACACTGATGTACATTCGAGTGATCGAGTGGGGGATGAGCTTGGACGACTTATCGACACAGCAAAGCGCAATGATCTCTGTTGTAAGCGGAGCGATGACGGGTGCCTTTGCAGTGTGGCTCGGGAGCGAAAGAAAGTAATGTGGGATATGTCTAATCAGACAACAGCCGAACAGGCTGCTCAGAACAGACTAGCGAATCCTATAAAAAAAGTGTATTCTGTATAAGTTAGTGGAGTATTGCTATGGCACGACCAAGAGTAAATCAGTTCGCAGACGACCTTGGAATAAGTCGCCGCGAAGCGCTTAGTTTAATTGAAAAAGGCCGCCGTCGGAAAGATGGTGGTTCAGCAGTATTGGAGAACAGCATGAATAAGATGAAAGGCTATAAAGACGGCGGATCTAAAGAAGTTCCACTGCCAAAGAAAAAGCCATCTGAACCTTTACACCAAGGTCGTAGACAGCCGAAGGAAGAAAAGCGTTTCAAGCTCACCGAAGAGGAAGAGCGCGAGATGATGGGTAGCACCTTGAGTGACTACAGAAAGTCCATGGAAGAAAAAGCTATGGGCGGCACTATGAAAGCCAAGGGCTATGCTGGTGGTGGATCATGCCGTGGTGGTGGTAAGGCTATCCAAGGCACAAAGTTTAGCGGAGAATACTAATGCCAGAACCGGGTATGGGTGGAAAAGCTGAAGCTTCTGTCGCGGGCGGCTTCTCTACGATGGGCGGTGGCGGCGGTGGCAGAGAACGTGCGCTGGCTGCCGACGCAGCTAGAAACGCAGCCAGAAACCTAGCTCGTGCTAACGAGGCTCAACGCATGGGCGGCGTATCTACTTTCACGGATCCCGGTACAGGTCAGCTAAATCAAGCTCAGTTCAACAGAGTGACAGGACGAACAGCTACAAACCCATATGGTAGCCAAGGGTTTTTCTCCCGTGTGTTTGGCATTGACCCCGCAAACATTGACTACTCCAACATTACTCCGGGCGGCGGGCAGGGAATCGCCCAGCTAAATGCTTTGGCGCTCGATAGATTTAACAATCCTTACGCTGAACGTAATGTTCTTGGTAACCTGACAGGCGCTGTTCCAGACCGAGGTATCGCTAGAAGCGGCGTGAGGCCGGGTGATTACACTAGCATGGGCACAGCAAAAAGCTATCGCCAAGATCTTTCACCAGTAGGCGTAGGCGCATCTCTGTTTGGTTCTCTTCTTGGGCCGCTGGGCTCTGGCTATATGATAGATAGAGGAACTCGAGTTACCGGAATCGAGGACAACATTCCTGTTAGCGCAAGAACAGGTGAGCCTTTATCTCCGACAAGAGGCGGTATTATGGACATCCTGACAGGCGGTCAGACAGATTACATTGGTGAAAAGACAGGCACCATGGTTGACAGCATGATGAACTTCTTCGGCGGACAGCAGGAGCCTGCTGACATACAACCAACCGACGTTACCTCAGAGATGTCCGCTTACACCAAAGCAGGTCCCCCGACCATGTCACCAGAAGAGCTGGAGCGCCGGATGGATCATATTAGGAGTGTAAAAGCTCGGGCGACCATGCCACCAGAAGAGCTGGAGAGAAGGTCTGGTTACTCCGAGGCGGGGCGTCCACCGTCTGGCATACCTCAGTTAAGCAGCGCCTATGCGCCAAATCCCTCTCTTCTAGCGCAGGAAAGACCTGCCGCTAGATCTTACTTGTCTACTCCAAACCGTGCCGACATGATGGCGTTTGAAATGGCTAATATTGCGCAGGAAAGACCTGCCGCTAGATCTTACTTGTCTACTCCAAACCGTGCCGACATGATGGCGTTTGAAATGGCTAATATTGCGCCAAGTGCTAACAGCGAGGTAACGGTTGCCCCCGGAGAGGCGGTTGCCCCAGTGTCTAATTTAACAATGCAGGACACATTTTTTAGACCAGCATTTTCCGAGCAAACCTTAAAAGATACCGCGTTGGCTAATATTGGTTCCTCTCAACTTGAGCAGTCTGTTCTTAGAGGAAAGATAGCGGCAAACTCACAAACAGGGGTAATGAATGAATTAGCACGACGAGCTGCTCTAGGCGATCTGACTGCTCAGATGGCAATAGACTCACTGACACCAAGCTATTAAGAGACTAACTATGAAAATCGAAATCAAACTAATACCAGACGGTTTAGATCTGGCAAAAGAAATTCAGGATGGAATGCCTATCGACCAGATGGCTGAGTCGGAAGAAGGCTTCACCTGCCCCATTGCAACGCAGGACGTTGAGACCAACGAAGAGAACCAGCGTTATGCAATCAAAGAAGATCAGTATGGCCCGGCCATCAATCCAGAAACATCCTGTGGTGAATGTCGTTACTTCAACATTTCACCTGAGATGCAGCAGTGCATGAAGGATGAGTCTGGTGAGGTTGGCTACTGCCAGCTGCTAAAGTTTATGTGTTCTGCTGCTAACTCCTGTGCGGAGTTCGAAGAAGGCGGACCAATGACAAGCGTTGACTACACATGAACGTCTCAGATTTTATTGTAAAATATAGGAAAAGCTTGCAAAATCGGATAGAAGACATTAGCTTGTCTTTATCAACTGGTGGTTGTTC